AAGTTGTTGCACGAAGGTGTCGTAAGTGCGAAGGAAGTCCAAGAAGCGGCGGGTTGACAAACGATCTCACCTGTGTTATAATTTTGTAAATAATTTGAAAGGTGAAATATGATTATTGTAGATTATGGTGGACTGTCGGTTGCAAACGTTGCAATCAACAAAGAGAATGATGAGAACATGATTCGCCACATGATGATCAACTCTCTGCGTATGTATCGTAATGCATACAAGAAAGACTTTGGAGAGTTGGTCATTGCATGTGACAGTGTGAAGAACTGGCGTAAGGATTACTACCCACAGTACAAAGCGAATCGTAAGAAGTCTCGTGATGCATCAGGATTTGATTGGGACGAGGCGTTTCGTATTATCAACAAGATCCGTGAAGAACTGAAGGAGAACTTCCCCTACAAAGTTATTCATGTGGAGAAGTGTGAAGCCGACGATATCATCGGTACACTGTGTGAAAACTCACAAGAGTTTGGACAGTATGAAGATATCATGATTATCTCTGCAGACAAAGACTTCCTACAGTTACAGAAGTATTCTAACGTGCGTCAGTACACTCCTCTGTTGAAAAAAGAATACAGAGAAGAAAACCCTGTGGCATCCCTTACAGAAAAAATACTCACTGGCGACGCAGGAGACGGAGTGCCAAACGTGCTCTCGCCTGATAATGTCTTTGTGGACGGTATGCGACAAACACCTCTATCACGCAAGAAAAAAGATGCAATGATGGAATCTCTTTCACGTATACATAATGTAGAACATGTGAACACAGAATGGTATCGAAACTATATGCGGAATCGCAAACTGATTGATTTGACACAGACACCAGATGATCTGAAAAATCAAATCATTCAAGAATTTAATTCACAAGATCCGTGGAAAAACCGTGGTTTAGTATTACCATATCTGATAAATAACAATATGAAATTAATGATTGAATCCGTTGAGGAATTACTATGAAACTGTACGTATATGAGATCTTAGATCAAATTGCAAAAACAAAGAAGAAGGCAGATAAAATTGCTATTCTTAAACAACATAATGATAACTGGGCACTCAAAGACATCATTCGAGGTTCCATAGACCCCACTATCCAGTGGGCCATTCCAGACGGAGATCCCCCCTACACCCCTTCAGAAGCGCATAACCATCCTACAGATCTGCGTAGACAGAATACACGATTTAAGTTCTTCGTCAAGGGGGCGGTAGACATAGTCCAGTTCAAAAGAGAACGGATCTATTTAGAAATGATTGAAGGCATTCACCCCAGAGATGCCAAATTGGTTATTGATATGATTAATAAGAAGACACCTAAAGGATTAACCAGACCAATTGTTGAAGAAGCATATCCAGGCCTGCTACAGGGCTAACAACTTCCATACAATTAAATTCCAACACCAACGTGAGTGGGCACAATCGTGCTCACTCTTTTTTTATAGGGTATCACAAATGGTATTTGCTCAAATCGAAAGATTAAAGAAAGATTCTGAAGAACTAGACATTTACGCCAAGAAGCTAGAAAAGAAAGGACAGATCAAGAGAGCGGCAAAAATACTAAAGAAAAGAGAATTTGTGTTAGAAACGCTAGAAAAACAAATGTCAAAATAGGGGGTTGACAGTTCCCCCTTTCTGGTGTATAATAAATTACGCTTTGCAGGAAGGGGGAATATACCCATGAATATTTTTATACTTGATTCTGATCCAGTGACTGCTGCACAGTTACAGTGCGACAAACACGTAGTCAAAATGATTGTAGAATCTGCACAGATGTTGTCTACTGCACATCGTATGCTTGATGGTTATGTTGAGAAACGTCCATCTAAGTCTGGTAAACGTATGGTAAACTATTGGGTTCATCCTGATAGTAACCTTGAGAATACCTTATACAAAGCAGTACACCATGGTCATCCTTGTACTGTATGGACTATGGAATCTTATGCTAACTATGCATGGCACTATCATCACTTTATTGCATTACTAGAAGAGTATGAGTATCGATACGGTAAGGAACACAAGTCTAAGTTCCTTGTAGATGTATTTAGTACACCACCAAAGAACATTCCTATCAATGACGGTACACAGTTCAAACTCGCTATGCAGTCTAATCCAGAATGTATTGCACTTGTAGATCCAGTCAAGGCATACCGTGCATTCTATCAGACAAAACAGTATCGATTCAAAATGGTATGGACTAAACGTGATATACCAGAGTGGTTCAAGGTTGCATAAATAAAATCAAAGGAGACTCTAATGAAAGTTGCAGGTGTATTATTAGTTATTATCCTTCTTATGGGAGGTGTTGGGTATTGGTATTATACTGATACACAAGAACGTATGCAGATCTTACAAGAGAATAATGCTAAACTAGAAATTGCAGTTGCAACGAATGAAAAGGCGTTAGAGTCTTTACAAGCGAACTATGCAAAGTCGCAAGAAGAATTAGACTCTTTGAATAAAGAGTATCAAAGTATCCGTAGACAGAATCAAGAACTTGCAGATAAACTACAAAAGATTGATTTGACTGCCGCAGCGATTGCAAACCCAGAAGGGATTGAACGTGCAGTGAATAGAGGTACTGAAAACGCAGGTAGATGTTTCGAACTATTGTCTGGTGCGGAACTTACTGAACAGGAAAGGAACGCAGAGAATGACAAATCTTTTAATAAAGAGTGTCCTTGGCTTTACGATACTTACAAGTCTCGTGGCCTGCTCAACGAAACCCCAAGTGATTGAGATTAGTTCTGAACCGATTGAGAAACCTGTACTATCACTTCCACCAGTTGACGAACTAAATATGAGACCAGTAGAATGGATTGTAGTCAACGAAAACAATATTGATGAGGTTATAGATAGACTGAAGAGTGAAGGTAAACCCTTTGCAATTTATGGACTGACTGGAAAAGGATACGGAAACTTAGGATTGAACTTCTCAGATATCCGTGCACTTGTCCAACAACAACAGGCGATCATTGCCGCATATGAAAATTATTATCAAGAAGCAGAGGAAGCGATAGATAATGCCAACATACGGAATTAAGAGAAAGTCTACCGAAGAAGAATGGGAAGTCATTTGTTCTTGGAATGAACTTCAAAAGATACTAGAAGAAGATGAAGATCTTGTACAGATGTTATCGACTCCGTCATTTGCGGGTGCGTCTATGTCCAACCTACGTGCAGCGGGTGACAACTGGAAAGATCTTTTGAATAAAATAAAAAAAGGATCTGGTGAAGGGAATACAATAAACACATGACAAGTAATAGAGCAAAGGCATACTATGACGATCTTTTCGAATTTGATGCTCAAACTGAAAACCAACAAGTCGCCTTCGATGCGTGGGATGAGGGAGACAATCTAGTTCTCACAGGTTCTGCAGGTACAGGTAAAACATTCGTTGCACTATATCTTGCAGTTGAAGCAATGTTGGATAAACAGTCACCTTATGAAAAGGTTGTCATTGTTCGTTCTGCCGTTCCAACTAGAGAGATGGGGTTCATCCCTGGCTCGGTTGAAGAGAAACAAGAAGTATTCGAAACACCATACAAATCTATTTGTTCAGAACTGTTTGGTGGGAGTAGTGAGTCATTCTATAATAAGATGATTACCGCCAAACAATTGCAGTTTATTACCACATCTTACATTCGTGGTTTGACGATAGATAATACTATCGTGGTTGTTGATGAAATGCAAAACCTCAACTTTCATGAACTTGATTCTGTAATTACTCGTATTGGTAATAATTGTAGAATTATTTTCAGTGGAGACTATCATCAGTCGGATTTCAAAGATCCTGCAGAACGTGATGGGATTCAAAGGTTCTTGAGAATCATGGAACAAATGAAGTACTTTACCGTAGTCACATTTGGTTGGCAGGATATCGTCAGATCAGATTTCTTACGTGATTACATAATGACTAAGGAAATGTTAGGAATGAAATAATGTTTAGGAAACTCGCCCTTTTGACCGTAGGGATGTTTATCGGTCTCAGTATAGGTTATGCCGTTGGAGACACAAGTCTTAGAGGAAAACCGATTCCATGTGCCAATACACCAGATGTTGCACGAGGTTTGGTCATGGGGTTTTTGGATCTAGGAATGTCGCCCATCTTTGGGTTTATCGGTACAACTTATACAGAACAGGGCTTGAAATTTCCTTCAAGTTATTATATACTGTATAGTACAGAAAATGATCAAGTTGCAATATTAGAATTAATAGGAGATAGTGTCTGCGTAGTTACAGGTGCATCAAGTAGTCCTGTCACATTTGACAGTGAGGTGATGCGTGAATTACTACTAGACTTTGTGAGACAATGAGTTTTATACATGAACAAATTGATATTGGATATGAAGATTTAGACGCTACCACTGGAAAGTCTGGTAGACAATACGTTGCACCAGACGGTAGTGCATACCCTAGTGTAACAACTGTTCTTTCTATTCTATCAGAAGATGCAATTGCTGCATGGCGTAAACGTGTCGGTGAAGAAGAAGCAAATCGTATCGGTCATCGAGCGTCAAGTCGTGGAACGCAGGTTCATGACATTGTTGAAAAGTATCTACTAGGACAAGATACAAGTACATACCTACCTCACGTCAAACAATCTCTACTGAATCTTAAACCTATTTTTGATGAAAAGATTGGAACTATCTATGGACTAGAGGTGGCACTATACAGTCGTTACCTTGGTCTTGCAGGACGTTGTGACTGCATTGCAGAGTTCGAAGGTGTTCCATCTATCATTGATTTCAAGACATCTCGTCGTCCTAAGAAAAAAGAAAAGATTTCAAATTACTTTGCACAGGCCTCTGCGTATGCGATTATGTGGGAAGAACGAACTGGAATGCCGATTACCAACACCGTAGTCATTATGGATGTTGATGATAGTGAACCTCTGGTCTTCAAAGAACACAGAGATAACTATGTGGATCTACTACTCGACACCAAAAAAGAGTATGATCGAAGAAAATTATTTAGATAAAATACAAAAAAACACTTGACATCCGATTCATTATATACTATATTAGGTATGTAAGTGAGAGGAGATTGTTATGAATTACACTGATCAATTAGCGTCTGATATGTACAAAGTGGCGTATGGTAAACGTCCTGATGAGTATTTCTGGGAAGAATTCTGGAACTATGATGCGGAAGGTCAAGGTCAAATCATTCGTAATCTTCAAAAGAAGATCGACGAAGTAGAAGAGTCTGCAGAACTGATGTATGAGACACAACTGCAGAAGTTGCGTCGAGAGGTTCGGGAAACCATGGACACTCTACAGTGTGATTGGAAGAAAGCAATCGCTGCGTTAGCGATGCATCGTGAGAACATGCGGATCATGTATCCTGATGAGTTGAAAAATGAAACGACTCAAGCGATGGGTCTGTATGAAGTGGCAGACTTCCTGTATACCACTGGTATCGGATGGAAAAACTGTGCAAAAATTGAGGG